CAAAGACCGGCACGGTCGTCCTCGTCGACACCTACACGATCACCTTTACGGATGGAACCACAACGACCTTCAATGTACAGAACGGCAGAGGCATAGCGACTGTCGAGAAAACAGGCTCATCAGGGCTTGCCGATGCTTATACCATCACCTTCACGGACGGAACGACACAGAGTTATGTTGTAAACAACGGAAACGGCATAGCTTCAGTCACGCAGACCGGGGGAAGCCATATCGCAGGCCAGTATGACACCTACACCATCACCTATACAGACGGCACGACATCAACCTTCCAGGTATACAACGGAGCGAACGGCGAAGGCTCCGGAGATATGGAAAAGCGCATATACGACACGAACGATGATGGGATAGTTGACAACGCAGAAGCGCTCGAAGGACACGGCGCTTCACACTTTGCCACGGCATCAGACCTCTCTACGCACGAAGCTGATACAAGCCACATCACAGCAGACGAAAGAACCCTCTGGAACAGCTACGGAAACAAGCTCTATTCTCTTCCGAAGTTCACGGCCTCACTCCTCTCGTCTGGCTGGACCGACCAGAGCGGATACTACACGCAGACTGTCAATGTGACCGGAATGACAGCAAACATCACGCCTGCCATATCTCTCGTCACGGCAGCAGGAGCAAAGGACGATGATCTCTGGGAGGCTTTCGGGCACCTATACAGAGTAGAGAGCGCTGCCGGTGCTCTCACCTTCTGGGCGGACGAAGAGCCGACAGAGGATATATCACTTATGGGATTCATGATTAAGGAGGCAACCTAATGGCATTAGGTATCATTATCGGAGCAGGAGGCGGCGGAGGCGGTACCGCAAGGATAAGAAATATCCAGGTAACAACCGCGCCCACAAAAACATCATACACAGCCGGGGAGACATTAGACCTCACCGGCATCGCGGTCAAGGCGAATTGGTCATCGGGCCTCTCTGTAGACATCACAAACGAGTGTACCTTCACTCCGGCAGATGGCGCCGTGATTTATGAGGACACGACCGACATCACGATCTCGTATGTGAATGGCGGTACAACATACACGACCACACAGGCGGTCACAGTACAGCGCGTGCTTACCGGGCTTCGCGTAGACGCGGAGCCGACCACATCCTATGTAGCAGGGCAGGCACTCGACCTCTCCGGTGCTGTCGTATCGGCGGTATTTTCATCCGGTCGGTCTGTCGTAGTGAACGCCACACCGTCCATCGCCGATGGCACCGTGATTTATGAGGACACGACCTCTCTCACATGGTCTTATACCGAGAACGGGATCACGCAGACCGCTGTCACCGCTCTGACGGTGCAGAGGGTGCTTCAGAGCATAGCGATCACGACACAGCCGACAACCACCACCTATAAGAGTGGCGACACGATAGATACGACCGGGATGGTTGTCACTGCGACATACCATAGGACAACCGCCGTGGTATCGGGATACACCATCGCACCTACGACCGCCGGAGCAGTGGAAGGCACACAGACCGAAACTGTCTCCTATATCGAGAACGGAGTTACAAAGACAGCTGTTTTCTATGTGACAGTCAAGAACGTGACGATCTACGGCGTTGAATGGGATGGATCCTCGACCACATTGTTGAGCCGTACCGATGCAGCGGCGAACTTCACGAACCCCGTTCCTTATGTAGCCGGCGCACAGAGCTATAGTTCTCCGTTCGACAATCTGATGCCGTGGTCCGGCATTGAGCGTGTCGCGAACGCATCAGCCGGAGAACTCGTCAAGATTCCGAAGTTTTGGTACAAGACCACATTCTCAGGGAGCTCCTTCAAACTGCAAATCGCCGATGCGGAGACGGACGGCTTCTCCGTCGCTCCGGCGTTTATGGATAGAGGAGATGGCAAAGGCGAGAGAGATTACGCCTATGTCGGGAGATATCACTGCTCGTCATCAAATTACAAATCAGCGACAGGCGTGACACCAAAAGGGAACGAGACGAGAGCAACCTTCAGATCAGGCATCCACGGTCTCGGAAATGACATCTGGCAATGGGATTACGCCATGCTCATCACAATCCAGATGCTCTACCTGGTCGAGTTCGCAAACTGGAATGTTCAGGCGACGATCGGAGCCGGATGTTCCCAGACGACTTCGACATCATCAGCAGTCTTTAATTGCGGCGGCACAGACTCCATGCCTTACCACACCGGAACAGTCAGTGCAAATCACACAGATTATGGCGATTGCCAGTATCGCTACATGGAAAACCTCTGGGGCAACGTGTTCGACTTCTGTGACGGAATTTATTTCAACGATACGGACATCTATGTAATCAAGAACCCCGCGAACTTCTCGGACACAACCGGCGGAACCAAGGTCGGAACACGTCCCAATTCAGGTGGATACATCTCGGCGCTCGCAAAGTCTGCCGTGACGGGATTCGACTGGTTCTATTACCCTTCAGCCGTTGCGGGATCAGATTCAACGTACATCCCCGACTGTTGCTACTACGACGCCAGCGGCGTCGTGCTCTACGTCGGCGGCAGCTGCAGCCAGAACCCGAGCTACGGCCTTTTCTTCTTGGTCGGTAGCATCGCTGCCACGAGCAAGTACGCCAGCCGCGGTTCCCGTCTCCAGTATTTACCCTGACGGGGGTCTGGGGGCGCAGCCCACAGAAACGACAACTCAACCAAGGCTTTCCGGTTCACCCTTGAACTTGAATCGGGGCCATCGCACCAGTAGCCCGGTGAGTGTTCAGGCTCAGACCGACTATTGCAACTACAACGCCAGCGGCGTCGTGCTCTACGTCGGCGGCAACTACAACCAGAACCCGAACTACGGCCTTTTCTACTTGAACGGTAACAACGCTGCCACGAACAAGAACGCCAACCGCGGTTCCCGTCACCATTGTAAGGAGGGTTAAGCTACCCACAAATCGGGTGCGGTGGTCGCGGAGCGCTTGCTCAAGATAAGCTGTGATAGGGCGCAGGCTGGTACTCCCAAAAGGGCGAAGGAACGCTTGCGAGGCTACAATGGAGAAACCCTATGAAAAGAACCGGACATCTTTTTGAAGTCCTCATATCCGACGAGAACATAAACAAAGCAATCGACGAAGTTAATAAGACGCACCGCTGGGAGCCGAAGCACAGAGCAAACCGCGTTGTCCTCTGGGTGGAAGCAACGAAACCGGAGCGCGTCAGGGAACTTCGGAAGCTAATAGTCGAAGGCTTTGAACCTTCTCCGATGACCGAAAAGCGGAGATGGGACAAGGCTGCAGGCAAATGGCGAGACATCCACGAGCCAAAGCTATATCCGGATCAATATGTGCATCACATTCTTGTCCAGGCACTTCAGCCTTCGATGATGAGAGGGATGGATATACACGCCTGCGGATCCATAAGAGGGCGCGGCATCCATTATGGCGTCAAAAGGTTAAAGAAATGGATGAAAGAGGACCCAAAAGGCACGAAATATTGTGCAGAACTCGACATCCATCATTTTTACGACAGCTTGAAGCCCGAAGTCGTGATCGACCGGTTGAAACACCTTATCAAAGACAGAAGGGTTCTCGACCTTTGCTATCGGATCATCAAGGACGGGGTGACGATAGGAGCCTACACATCGCAGTGGTTCGCAAATACCACATTGCAACCGCTCGACATGATGATCCACGAAAAGAAGTATCGAGTTTCGCATTATCTTCGCTATATGGATAACTTCACGATCTTCAGCCCGAACAAGAAGAAGTTGAGACGTCTGAAGGATGACATCGAAAGCTGGTTGAAGGCTCACAAGATGGAGTTGAAGGAGAATTGGCAAATCTTCCCGACAAAGAGCAGGCTTCCGACCGCTCTCGGCTATCGTTTCGGGAGAGGGTACACGATCCTCCGAAAAAGAAACCTTTTCCGGCTAAAGAGACAGATGCGAAGCTACAGACGGAAGACCGGGGCGCACCGGAATATACCTTATCCGCTCGCCTTCGGGCTTCTATCACGGCTTGGTCAAATGAAACATTGCAATTCAATGCACATCTATTCGCAATATGTCGGGAAGGGAGTGCAGAAGAGATTGAAGTCAGTTGTTAGACACTATATGAGAAAGGAGAGAAAGAGGTGGAGTACATCTACGGAACAGACGGCGACAAACAAATCCTGAAGACCATCGGGCCTGCTCACACGGATTTCAGCGGGTTCATCGTCACATCCCGAGAATCCGGTGGCGTGAGCACGATTGATAAGTGCAAGATCGTGGAGCATTACCGGTCAGAAGAGGATGAGGAAGGCAACTGCTACGACTGGTATGAAGTAACCGCCCGCGACCACTACGAGGACAGGACGGTGGCAGCTGCAGAGGACGACGATGCCATCGCAGAACTGTCAGAGATGGTCGGATCGCAGGAAGAAGCTATCGCGGAACTGTCGGAATTAGTATCAAGTTTGATTGAAGGAGGAAAATAATGGCAAAGTTTTGGTACAGACGCATCAAGAAGGGCCTCGCAACCATAGACGACGTGCCTGAGTATTGGAGAGCAGAAGTGCAGGAGATGCTTGACAATGATGAGCGAGGAGGAGATTGACTGGATTGAGAACCGGATAGCAGAGCTTCTTGAAGAGCTGGTCGCCACATCGAAGAGCAAATACGCGGCTGAAATCCGGGGACTGTTGCAGGTTATGGAAGATAACAGAAAGGAAGATAAGAGGTGACACCGCACGAGACATTCATAGCAATTATCACAGCCGTCTTTGGCTCCGGAGGATTCTGGGCGCTGTTGCAATTTATCGCAACAAAGCACTCTGAAAAGCGCTCCACGACAGCGAAGATGCTCCTTGCCACGAAAGAGAGCATCATAAAGATCTCACAGCAGCAGGAGAGCATTTTGAAGACAATCGATGAGAATGAGGCAAAAGGCGCACGAAGGAGGATATTGAGATTCTCGGACGAGCTGAACCAAGAGATAAGGCACACTAAAGACTACTTTGATGATGTCCTGGCAGATGTTGACCTTTATGAAAAATACTGCAAGGATCATCCAGACTTTCCGAACAACCGCACTCTTATGGCGGAGACAAATATTAAGGCGGTATATCAACAATGTTTAGCAGAGCACGATTTTCTTTAAGGAGGTAACAAATGAGTTCAAAAGTATATGATTTTCTTCGTTGGTTTTCGGCGATATTTCTGCCTGCTCTGACGACCTTTGTCGGCGTAGTTTTGACCGCGCTTCATGTTGAGTGTGCCGATACCGTCATCACCATTATGGCCGGCTTCACAACCTTCATGAATGCCGTCGTCGGCGTCAACAAGGCCGTTTATGACAAAAAGCAGAAGGCAGAGTCAACCGCATTCACCCAGAACATCGAGGAGGGCTGACAGCATGAGGAGAGATGATCCCGTTTCTGTAATGCAAAGCTGGCTCGGCGTGCACGAACCCGACCACCGCTTTATAGTAGACATTTACAATGATTTCTTCACTGAACACGGAGGCCGTCCGCGCGGCTATGTCGTCACATATAAAGACGCATGGTGTGCTACCTGTGTGTCGGCGGCTATGATCGTAGCCGGAGGAGCTGACGACGCTGCTCTCGAATGCGGATGCCAGGAAATGATCAACTTATACAAAGAAACCGGAAAGTATGTCGAGGGGAGCGGCTACGTTCCCCAGAAGGGCGATGTAATCTTTTACGACTGGCAGGGCGACGGCCACGCCGATCATGTGGGCGTTGTCGAGACTTGCGATGGTACGAACATCATCGCCATTGAGGGCAACAACAATGATGCCGTCCGCAGGAGGACACTCCGAGTCGGCGCAAGCTACATAAGGGGCTACGGCAGACCGATTTATGAAGAAGTGGCACCCGCGCCGATACCGGAGCATATACCGGATGAGGAACCTGCTGACGGGAATCACGTCTATCGGCTCTATAATCCCACTACGGGCGAGCACTTCTATACCGAATCTGCCGGTGAAGGCAATGCCCTCATAGATGCCGGATGGTCATTCGAGGGCTCTGCCTGGATTGCTCCGAAGGAGAGTGGCGCACCGGTATATAGGCTTATCAATTCAGCCGGATGGCACATGTACGCCCTTGAAAACGAAAAGAAGGTCCTTGTTGAGAGCGGCTGGAAAGAGGAAGGCATAGCCTTCTATTCATGCGCTCCGACAGACCTTCCTATTGTGCCGATCTATAGGATCTACAACCCGGGCACCGGCGATCATCTTTTTGCGGCGAACCTTCAGGAATATTATAACCTCGTCTCCGTCGGATGGACGGGCGAGGGAATAAGATTCTATGGATTGAGATGATGATTCACGCGGCAGGGCTCTACTGTCGTTCTGCCGCGAGGAGTCCCTCTTATTCTCCTTTCATAGCGGTCCTGTTGCTGGAACGATACCGGCAGCGGGACCGCACTTTTTTATTTGGTGTGTTACCCGATGTGATACCCTCCCTCGAAAGTCTTGGGAATACTGCAAACAGTCTGTGACTTTTAATCAAGTTGTCGTGGGTTCGATTCCCACGTGTCTCATCAAAAGAAGAACCGCCGAAAAGCGCTATTTGAAAGCGTTTCAGCGGTTCTTCTTTTTTGCCCTGGCTTCCGAAAAAAGTGAAAAAACATTAAAAAATATTAAAAAATACACACCGAAGTGTGACACCCGGTGTGACACCCTTGCTCCAATCCCCCGAGTACTTGACTCATCTTTTCCCCAGAATCTTCACAGCCTCATCAAGGATCCTCTGCTTCTCGATGTGAGTGTAAATATCAGCCGTGATGTTGATCGAAGCGTGCCCCATCAGTCTCTGTGCTATGCGGATATCAACCCCCTTCGCCGCGAGATCAGTACAGTATGTATGCCGGAGATCATAGGGCACGAAGGATTCACGGAGCGGAAAAGGCGGAATCAGCTGGTTGCGGTACATCTTACACCCCATCCTGATATTCATTTCACGCCTCAGAGAAGACATAGCCCGGTCGTAGCTGCTCTCCGAGTGGCGACTTCCTCTGTCGTTCGGTGCAAGCGGAGCGTCAGGAGCCTTGTCGCGGATAAGACCGAAGAGTTCTTCCGGTATCGGAACAACCCGATCCGAATTGACTGTTTTTGTGCCCCTGATATGAAGCAGCGCCACATCGTCTGCCACAGACACATCCCTTCCCTCGCACTCAATAGCCTCTCCGGGGCGGCATCCGCAGTAGTACATAAGTTGAAAGACCCTGAAGCGGTCAGTCCCTTCGCAGGCAGCAAGGAAGGCGGTTCTTTCCTCATCGGAAAGAGACTGCCTCTTTCCCTTTTGTGCCTTTGGCTTAACCAGATAGGCGGCAGGGTTTTCAAGGATCAGCTTATTTCGAACAGCTGTTGAGAATATAAAAGAAAGCTCCTGTGAGAGCTTCTGGATGTGAGAGAAGGACATCCCGGAAGAGCCGTTTACGATCATCTGGCAGTCAAGAGGTTTGACAGATTTCAGCGGTCTGTCACCGATCGCGGAGAGGATATGTTTATTGATCCGGGTCCTCATATCCTTCATCACTTCCGGCTTGACGTTCGGCTTGTAGGTGGACAGCGCTATCTCCGTCCACTGCTCCACCGTCATGGATCCTCCGACAGTCACCTTTCCCTCTTCAAGCGCCCTCTTCTTTTCCAGCATCTTGATGATAGCATCCTTCTCCGTGTCTCCGTAGGCGACATAGCGCTTGCCATCAAAGGTGAAGGTTTTTTTGAATTTGAATTTTTTCATGATCGCCCTCCGGCTTTCTTTAGGCGTCCTTCAGATACTCTTCCTCTGGAAGGGTATTATTTTTTCCCTCTGGCAGCTTCAATAGAAGCCGAACACCTCTTTGCATTCCCTCATCAGCTCGACCATACGCCTCAGCTACGTCCCTTTGCTCACCGGAAAGCTCGGGGGCCTTCAGATCCTTCCGGTAAACGATCTCATGATCATCCCACGCCATCGAGTCCATCGTGACCCCGAAGAAGTCACAGAGAGTGCGGAAGGTGGGGAGCTGCATTTTTTCGCAGTCTACCTTAAACCAGTTGTCAACCGTGCTATAAGGGATCCCGGCTTTTATAGAAA